CCACTAGCCGCTCCTCCGCCGCCTCCGCCGCCGGCTGAGCCACTAAACCAAGCGCCATTTCCGCCTCCGCCACCACCACCACCGTTACCGGTGATAGTTTTTGTTCCTGCTGAACCGCCTGTGCGTGTACCTGCTGTATCAAATATCACAGATAAATTGTTGTCACCAGTTTGTGAATGTTCAAAAGCGTTGCCACCGTTGTTTGCGGCATCTGCTGAACCACTACCTGTGTTACCTGCTGAACCTGATGAACCTGCCGCTCCATTACTGTTACCACCGTTTCCTCCACTTCCTCCTCCTGATGATGGATTTCCTGACGTGTTAGAGCCTGCTGAACCTATTATTGAACCATTATTAGTAATATTTATTGTTGTGCCTGAACCCCAACCAGTATCAGTTTTCATTGCCGGTGTTGATGTATTATTANACCACCGCCGCCTCCTCCGCCGCCGCCGCCGTTACCGGTGATAGTTTTTGTTCCTGCTGAACCGCCTGTGCGTGTACCTGCTGTATCAAATATTACGGATAAATTGTTGTCTCCAGTCTGTGAGTGTTCAAAAGCGTTGCCACCATTGTTTGCAGAATCTGCTGAACCACTACCTGTGTTACCTGCCGAACCTGCTGAACCTGTTCCTGAGCTAGCACCACTACCATTTCCTCCACTTCCTCCTCCTGAGCCGGGATTTCCTGATGTGTTAGAGCCTGCTGAACCTACAATTGAACCATTATTTGTAATATTAATTGTTACACCACTACCCCAACCTGTATCTGTTTTCATTGCAGGTGTTGAAGCATTACTACCACTTACTGTAACACCACTATTAATAGTTAATATGACTGGTGTGTTTGTATCACCACCTGCCGCCACAGCCGCAGTCTTGATGTTATAGTCACTTGTGTTACTAGATATGGTTAATACCGTAGCCGCTACTGTTCCATACATGTCGCTAAATGCAATTTGACCTGAAGTCGGAACACCTGAGTTTGCACCCGCAGGTACTAAACCTGCACCACCATAATACTCACTTATAGCATGAGGTGCTGTACCACCAAACTCAGCTACAATGTCATCTGTTATTGATAAGTCTGCTCCTGATGATTGTACTGCCATTATTTTCTCTCCAGTTTTTCTACTTTCGCAGTTAACTCCTTAATTGCTTCTATTAAGATTGCATGTAGTGAATCGTAGTTTAGAGTTTTATATTTTTTGTCATCACCTGTATGTAAAGGTACTTTTCTTTCAGTTACTGCTGAAGGTAATACCTTTTCAACATCCTGTGCTAACAACCCTGCTGACTCTTTGTCACCATTAAGGTATTTGTATGTTACACCTTTTAGTTGGTTAATTTTATCAAGTGCGTACTCTACAGGGTTTATGTCATACTTTAGCGTTGCATCTGAAATAGTAGATGAAAATGCAATTACGTCACCATCAACGTGTAAATCACCATCAGCTTCTAAACGCATTTCATTGCCACCGTTTACATAGAAATCTGTTTGTGTGTCAGCAGTAAATTTAATATAGTCACCTGCATCAGCACCAATTTTATTTGCACCTAGCAACAAATCACCTGTCATTGTGCCACCTGCTAATGCTAGTTTTGCATCAAGTTGTGTCTGTATTGCACTTGTAACACCATCGACATAGTTAAGTTCTGCTGTAGTAGCTGTCACTCCATCTAATAAATTTAGTTCTGCCGCAGTAGCTGTAACACCATCAAGTATATTTAACTCTGCCGCAGTTGATGTAACTGCTGTGCCACCTACTTCCCATTGACTAGCTGTTAAATTTGGCTTAATCGCTGTAGTACCATCTAGTAAGTCATCAATAGTGTCTAGGTTAGTGTTTAGTTTTGTTCCCCAAGTATCAGCAGAAGCTCCCACTTCAGGCTTTGTCAAAGAGAACGTAGTAGTAGTTGTATCTGCCATTTCTTATCTCCTAAAAAGTTCCTTGCCATACTCGGAATTTGTCAAACTCACCACTAAGAATGTTTTTTCTGACAACTTCTTTTCTCGCTTCAATATCGTTCCAGTTAACTCCTGCATCCTTGCACCATTGAGCCATGATGTGTAAAGGTATAGAGCCTACAAGACGATTTTCACCAGTCATACCCACCTTAGCCTTTCTTAAATCTTCTGCTCTGTCTAGGCTTGGTGCGTTATCAAATGTACGTGCAATCTCAATTTTATCTTCTTTTTGATTGTATTGTACTTGTTCTTTTACTTTCATATCTCTCCAATTAAAGGTGTGGGAAGCTTAACTCAGACTCCCCACAAGGGTGTGGGGAGATTAAGGAGGACTCCCCACAACTCGTATTCTACCTCATTATGAAGTAGTACAGTCAGCAACTAAACCTGAAGCCTTCTCATTTTTTGAGATTAGCGTTAGTTCAGTCAATACTTGACGTTTAGTTGAGTCACCAGTTTTAGCTAACTCAGAGTTCTTAGTTGGTCTAAGAACACCACATGCCCACATATCAGACTGCATAATCCAAACGTCTCTGCTACGATTCTCACGTGAAGGTACGAAGTCTACTGTACCCCAAGGAGTAACGTAAACATCAACTGCATTTACAACAGCATTAGTACCACCAACAGCCGCACCAATTGTAGAACGTTGGTTATTCATACCAGTAAATCCTAGTGCCTTGTTCATTTGGAACGCACTTAGATATACAGTATCAGGCTTACCACCTTCTTCCCAAATAGACTGCATAACAGTATCGAAGTCTGCTTGAGCGAAAACAGTTTGTGTACCATCTGTACGTGCTGTTGCACCCGGTGTTGAACCTGTAGGCTCTGCACCGTTTGTACCAACATTAGCTGTATTAGTTGTAACGTAAGCACCACAACCTGCTAACTCACGTGCTGTAGTAGCATTACCTGCGACATAAGCGTTGTTATCAAACAATGCCTTTTCAATGTCGAGCTTTTGCTCTTTAGCAATCTTCAACACTTGGTATGCCATCTCAGCCGCACGACCTGCTTTATCAAGTCCTTCGTCTGTGTCAGGAATAACAACAGCGTTTTTAAAGATTTGTGTGTAATTACCCAAACGAACAGTAGCAGTTCTTGCCTCTGCTGTTGTGTCATCACCTTCAATATGAGCATTGGCGGCTGATGAACGTAGTGCATCTGTCTGCCACTCATGGTAAGTGTTACTTGCTTTTACTTTTTTAAGCGATGAATAGAAAGGAGTTTCTTCAGGAGAGATGTCGTAAATAACGTTCTCTAAGTCCTCACGAATACCTTTTGCATCATAGCTGTCGAAAGTATTACTTGGCTGTGCCATAATATTTCTCCATTAACTATTTAAAATTAAGCCAAGAGCATCATCAATGCTACCTGACTCCCTAAGTTTTGCCTTTTGGCGTGAACGTACTTTAGCATTTGGAGTTGCCATTTTCTTAGCACCCGGTTTTACTACAGGTTTCGCAGACTTAGTTTTAACTTTAGCCTTTGATTTGCCTGAAATAATATCCTGATACCTCATAGCATCGTGCAATACCTTAATGGCTCGATAGTCGGATATTTGAGAAATTTCCTCAGTCGTATAACCGTACTGAGATTTCCCGGTAGCAACTAACTGCTCCCTTAATTTACTGGCTTTTGTAGAGTCAGCAAACTCAGGAATTTCTTTTTGTAAAATTTGCATCTGTTCTTGCAGATAAGCTTGTTTAGCGTTCTGTTGGGCAACACTATTTTGCTGTGATGCCTGTTGGAGTTGTGCCATTTGCCTATCATAATTTGCCTTTTGCTCCTCATATTCAAGATTTTTTTGCATGTACCCAATAGGGTCTGCATCGAAATCTTCTTTAGTAGGTTTAACAGGCTCAGGTGCAAATTGTCCATTTTGGAGCTGTTGGTATAAATCAGCCATCTGCTGACGTTCATTAGTCAAGGCTTCATAGACTGCTTCGGCTTCTTTTTTCGCCGCCGCAACCTCCTGCATACCTTGTTGGACGTACTTCTGTCCACTATAGCCTTGCTTTAAGTCCTCTAAGGTTACTTCAGACTCTACACCATTTACTTTTACAGAATATAGTGTAGGCTCTTGAAGGTCTTCAGGACTGGCATCATCTATTGGGTCTTCGTCATCCTCAGAGTCAGAAGCTTCAATTTCTTCAACTTCATCTTCTGTTACTTCTTCTTCAACTTCTTCTGTAACTTCAGCCTCAGCAGAAATTTCTTCTGTTTCCTGAGATTCTTCTATTACTTCTTCAGTTGTCTCTTCTACTGGCTCTAGAATGCTACTTAAAGCACTATCTACGTCAGTTATTTTGGTTTCAGTCTCGTTACTCAAGGTGCTGTCTCCTGTTTAAGTTTATGATTGTACATTACCTCATCCGTTTTTACAGAGTCGAAGTAATCATCAATCTTTCGTAACGCACGTATCATGTTGTGCGCCTCCTCTCGCTCATCCGTAGTCGAATCAGCGTTTACAAACACAGCTATTTGCTGTTCTGTAATCTCTTTTATGGCTAATTGAAACATATCATCAGCCTGTAATGTTCTCATCTTAGCAGATTTTTCTACTATTGATAGCTTATTAGCCACTAGAATCTACCTCCAGTTACTGCCTGTGCAGGTGACTCTTGTGGGTATCTAGCTTCTTGTTGTGCCGCCTTAATTTGTTCAACATCAACTTTCGTGCCATAATTACCTAATATTTCTGCCGCCTTAATAATAAGGTCTTGGTCAAGCTTATCACGTTCTCTGTCATCTACTGCCAATGCTTTCTGTGCTTCAATCTGTAGTTTTAATTGTTGCATTTCCATTTGCTTATCAGCTTTGTATTGTTCTGCTTGTACAAGTGCTTCACCATCTGACATTTGTGGATTTTCTTGTGCGAGTTGCTGTTGCTGTTGTATCAGCATTTGTTCAATCTCAGGTGTAATTGGGTTAAAGTATCTATCAGCATTTTTTACACCTTGTAAAGCTAACATATCAGCAAGTGTGTTACGAATTCCTGTCATAGTAACTAAACCATTGCCATTGCCATACTGACTCCATATTTGCATTTGCATTTGTAATGCTTGTGACAATGCGGCATGTCTTTCAGCTTCTTGTCCTGTTCCTACACCAACATTAACTGACATATCCATGTCTGTATTCCAAACACGTGGGTCTACTGGCTGAAATTGTCCATGTAGACGCATCATAGTCTCTTCACAGCTATTTTCTACCATAAGATGTAGCATTAGCTTAAATAACCGTTTCATACCTCCCTCGGCAATATTTCGAGCCATGACTTCAATTTGTGCTGAACCTTGTTGTGCTTGGAGACGAGCCGCAGTAGCTGAGGTATTTTGTAATGCATCAGGGTCTAATCCCATAGACGCTCTGCTTACACCAGTTTTAGCTTCTACAGCATCGTCCATGTATTGCATCGCAGTTAATACCTGACCTGCGACAAAAGGAGTTGCAATATCTACCAAGGCTTGGGGGGATTTCATTCTTACGAGACCACCAATCTCATTGTTCATTAAATCGTCTACATTAACTTGACCTTGTACGTAACCTTGTCTTGGTGAATTAGTTAATGCTACGTTGTCCATCATACCTCTAAGCATAGCTGTTGATGAGTCTTGGTCGTTCATAACTAAGTCTGCAACACTACGACCAAAGAATGTATGTGGCTCAGGGTCTATTTCAAAAACTGCAAATGGTACATCACCATATGGCTCACACTCTAAAAGCTTGTCATCACCACCTGCAAGTAACAATCTATACATCATTGCTACACCAGTACCTTCTTTGTCAATCTTCATGTACGCTTCAGTCACAGAAACTTTTTTCATTGATGGGTCAGCGTGGTGGTCTTCTTCATCTTGTTCGTAGCCTTTACGCTCAAATGCTTCTGAGTCTGTATACGTATCGTCAGAGCTTAGACCTGATAAATTAGATATTTCTTCAAAGTCATATCCCATTTGTACAAGGTCGCTTACTCGCATTTCTGTACGATGAGCTACAATATAGGCATCTTCAACACTCTTAGCGTTTCTGTCTACAATAAACTCTTCCGGTGGTACAGATTGCATTTGCAGACTACCTGTTTGTTTTTGATGACTTACTTTTAACACATGCATAGGTACTTCAGTCTCAATACCAAGCTCGTCTAATTCCATTTCTATTTCTACACTATGCTCTAAAACTGTAACGTTTTCATCATTAACGATGGCATACATTTCTTCTTCAGATACATTTGTGTATGAATGTATTTCTGCTTCTGTGTTATCTTCCCACCATATTTTAATAACACCTGTTTTTTTTATTAACGCATCATGTATTGCATCATTAAGTAATCTATAACCATTTAATTGCTGAAACTTCCAATGAGCATATTTAGTCGCTTGTTCTGCCCCTACAACATCTTCTTGCGTTGTTGGTATAAACTCTACTGGATTTTCTGCTGACAAGAAAACACGCATCAGACTTGGCTTTATTGCTCTAATTGTGTCTCTAACTTTTGTAGCTACAATTTTAGAACGTCCATCTTCTTGACCAATGTCTACTTCACCTTCAAAGTAACGTTGTGATTTAATTCTGTCTTCTGCTATTTCGCTTTCTACAAAAGATATTGCAGAATCTAATGCATCTTTGGCTATGCTTTGTACTTCATCATCATCCATTTTTTTTAATTCTGCCATTAGTTATCCTCTTTAAATGCTTCTGCCGCCGCAGAAACTGCTACTGTAGGTTTCATTCCTAATCTACTTGCCATTAAATCAGTCAATTCTTTTAATTGTCTTTGACTCATAGCATTGTTTTTAAATGCATTATACAAATCTCTAAAATCTTTCATTGCCGCACTACCACGTTTTTCTACCATGACTTGTGCTAATTCTCTCATAATAATAGCTCTATCTTGATTTGTAATTTCTTTAATTTTTAAAATTTTATCTAAGAATCTTGTGGTTGCTAAAGGTATATTTCCTTGCATAAATAATGTTTTAACTGCACCACCTTCAACCACGTCCATAAGCTCTTCATTTAAAGCTGTTCTTGTGTAAGTTTTAGAATTTATATTAACAGCATTTTGTAAATTTAATACTGCTTTAGCTTTATTTAATTCTTTAACAATACGGTTATATTCTTTATTATCAGTAATTATAAGTTTTAATTTTTTCTTTGCATTTTTACTAGAAAATTCAGCTAAAAGTTTTTTCATTGCTTGTATTTCTGTACCTGTTGATGCTGTAGATTTAACATTGCCTAACATTCTATCTAATTCAGCACGAAGACCCATAGCGACCATTTGTCTTTCTTCTGCACCAATGTTTTTATCACTTAATTTTTTAGCTAACTGTGCGTAAGTATTTTCTTTGCCGGGTTTTAAAGCATTTTCACCAATCTCTATAGCATTTTCACGAGTTATTTTTTCTTGACCTAGTTTTAATGCTTTTGCATAATTAGGGTTTAATTTTTTTAACGCTTCTGATAATTGGTATCGCATAGTACCGGCTGATTTAGACAATCCTGACACTTTTAAAGGGTCGTAAGCTAATTCACTTAATGCTCTTTTTATGTAATCTAGTTGCATCATGTTAGGTTGTGTTTTAAATTTTAAAAGTCCGTCTTGACCAACTTCTAAAACCATTTGTCCTATTTCTTTACCTTCCATTTGCAAAATATGATTTGCTTCATTTGTAGCGGCTGTTTTTAAGTCATTAGGAATTCTTTTTAAAACTTCTAATAGTTTTTTACCTGCATCTGAATTGTAATTTATTTTTGTGTTGTAAGCTTTTTGGTATGCTTTTTCTCTAGCAGGTGCTGTTTTCTTAGCAAGATTTTCTGCAACTAATCTAGCATCCTGATATAAACCTTCAGATTTTTTTGTACCCGGTATTAAAGGCAATTCTGCTATATTTTTATTTAAAACTCTATCGGTAGAACCTGCTACTGTTTCTGACCTTTTTAATATATTGCCAGTTACAATTTCTGCGGCTTCATTTCCTGATGCGGCTATCATATCTAACAACGTTTTAGTTGCTTCTGTTGCATCACCAACCATAGCTTGTGAACCTGCACCAAGTCTTAATTCTTTTAATACATTTTCTAAACTTTCACCACTAGCTAAAATTGTCTTTTTAAGCATTTTAGCCGCACCTTCAGATATACCAAAACTTTCAGATATTTCTTTAACAGGGTCTCTGATTATTCCATTTTTAACAGAATGCCAACCCCACGCTAAAAACTTCGGTGCTACTGGAATAAAACCACCTAACATCAAACCAAACATACCTTGGTCTACACCTCTTTGCATGGCATCTTCGCCTCTTTGACCTTCATCACTAGCTAACCATCCACTTATTGCACCTTCTGCTGTATTAAAAGCACCACCAGTTGCCGCACCGGATACTGCCGCTAAAGGAAGAGGCAACGAAGCCATCCAAGTATACATTTTTGTTGGCAAAGCATACATAGCAGGTAAGGTACTGTAAATTGCACCTGCGGCTTTCCATGCCATGTACTCTTTTGGTCTTGTTTCTTTAAAAGCTTTTAATCGTAAATTGTATTCATCACGCAATTTTTCACCGTCTTTACCAAATGAATTTCCTGCTATTTCATAAGCTTCATCTATACCTTCACCTACAAATAAATAACCTGATTGAAAAACACCACCTCTAGCTAAAAATGTGTCTTGATTAACAATGTCTTCATAATAATTAAGTTTTGACCTGTCACCAGTAGTCATACCGTTATACTGTTGACCTTGACTAACTGCGGCATATTCGTCCATAGCTAGTTTTATCATTTCAGGGTCTGTTGTGCTTAATCCTGCTTGTTGGTCTAAAAAGTTATATTTACCATTAGGTAATTCAATAATAAATTTACCATCTCCCCATTGTGCAATAACTGCATCTTCTTGATTCCATTGCGTCTGTGTTTCAGGCTGTATTTCTGTTTCAGTTTGTGCTTGTGTTTGTGTTGTAGCAGTCACAGGAACATCTGAATTTATTTCAGTTTCCTGATTTGGGTTTAATACTTCAACACCACTTTGTGCAACATCTAATAGTTGATTAACAGCCGGTTGGTCATTAACAGGCACAACAGCTTGTTGTGTGTTTACAGGTTGTGCGCCATCATTTAATTCTGTTACTGAATTAAGCAATGACATTTGTTCGTCCGGTATAGTTTGTTCTGCAACTACTGGTTGTTCATTTACAGCAGTTTGTAATTCGCTTAGTTGTGTATCTAATGCTTGTACAGATGTATCAGCTACTGCTTTAGGACTATAATCAGGATGCTCAAGTTTCATGTCAGAAACCATTTTATTTATATCTGATAATATTTCATTAGCCAATGCTGTATCACCTGCCTGTTGTGCCGCCATTAATTGTTTGTCAGCATTAACTATCGCTTGTTGATATTGTGCTAGTGAAGTTGCCATTAAAAATATTTACTCACAGTTTCATTTATTTTATTTTTTAATTCCTTTTCTCGTAAGGGAATTTCTAATCTTTGAATATTTCTATCAAACGTTTGTTCATACAGTTTGAAATATGCTGAATTTTTACCGTCCTCTGTTCTCCTGTCTACTTTTTTGTTAAAAGAGTCAACTGCCTCCAATAAAACATTTAACCTAGCTTGTGTCATTGACTGCAATTGTGCAACTGTCATAGTTGGTGTACCAACAAAAGATTCTTGCAAAAATATTCTTTCAGGAACAGTATCAATACCTTTAGTACCAAGTCCTAAAACTTTGAGCATTTTAAATGTTTCAGCACCAAAAGCGGACTGCATCAATCCTACTTTGGTTGCTTGATTACCATCTGATAAACCTATAGCTTCTGCAAATTGTGATGCTTTTGTGTAAAAAGGCTCTAACATGCCAAATGTAATATCACCCTGTTCTGCTTCATCTAATATGTCTTGTAATCGATATAATTCTTTAATATCGTATAAAAGTCCATCAGCACCATCTACAAGTGTTTTATGGTCATTAACTAAGTCTGTTGTAGCGGCTGTTCCGTAAGCGTTTTCATTAAGACCGGGCATATTAACATCTACATCTACACCACCACCTTTCATTAACAATTTATAGTCTTTAAATGACATTGGTGGATTGTCAGTAGTATTAGCTTTATAGTATTCGTATTCTTGTACAGCATTAGGTGACGATGGTTCATCTAGTAACACACCTAATTTTTTAAGTTTCATTTTTCTGACAACTTCAGGAGTATAAGTTGTAGGGTCTAGTTTTGCTAAACTATCGATTTCTTCAAATGCCGCTTGAAATACAGGTACATCATCAGGTTTTATGCCAAATCCTACTTCTAATTGTTGTTCTGTCCAAGGAATGACAACACCGTTTGCGTCTGTTGGTGGATTAGCTAAAGCAGTCATTTTTTGCATCCAATCCGGCTCTTTTGGAACATCTATGTCTAAAATACCATGCATGTAAGAAGGAATGTCAGCTACTGTACCTGTTTCGCCATCAGCCATAATTTTTTCTGCGTATTGTAGTTTTTGTTTCCACTCAGGAACTTCTTCTTTTTTTGAGCCTAACTCAAAAGCTTTGGCAGGTGTCAATATGTCTGCCTGTAGCATTGATACTAAGTCATTTCTACCTATAGTTTCTAACCAAGTAGCTGTTTGGTTTTTTTGTCCTGCTAATTTTTCTGCGGCGGCTACTCTAACTTTTTCATCATTTATTCTTTTAACTCTTGATTCAAATTGTGATGCTAAATTTGGGTCAGGTTCAAGACGTAACGTATTAAATCCAAGACCCATTCTGTATACATCTTCTTGACTCATACCTTTAAACATAGAATTACTGATGCCTTGAAATGCACCACCTATGCTGTTGTTAGCCATCTGTGTTGGCTGTTCTTCTTCTTGTTTACCACCTAATAGTCCTCCACCTAATTGGCTTAACAAACCTATACCTAAAATTTGACCCAATCCTAATGGCATCTTTAGCCTCCGTACATTTGTGTTGCGGCTGTTAGGTAATCAAACAGACCATTTTGTTTAGTAGTTGTCTGTGTTTCAGGTACAGGTGTGTTGCCTAAAGCGG